GGATCAGTCGGTGAGGGCTGGGGTTGGCACAACACAACAGAGATTGTGCCTGTAAGCAACGGAGACAGCGCTGTGCTAGCGCATGTTACTGTTTGGCATGGCACACCAGCAAATTCATTTGGCCCCTTCACAGGGTGCCGTAAGTTCTTTGATGCAGCTAAGGGTCGTATGGCCGAGGATGCACCGAAGATGGCTATCACTGATGGCCTAACCAAAGCACTGTCGCACATTGGCTGTGATGCTGACATCTTCTTAGGCAAGATGGATGGCAACAAGTACGATCAAGATAGTGGAAACAAGAACAGTGGCTGGTAGTCACACAATACAGGAGCCAGAAGCATGGCAGAATATGACGATACAAACAGAGGCGCAGCCTTTACACCATTCCCAACGCAGCAGATGATCTTGCAAGGTAAGGTCAACGTAGAGGGCGTGGATTCAAAAGTAGTTCTTGTCAAAGACCAGACCAAAGACGGTCGTGGTATTGTCGAGGTCTATCAAAAGATGGCCGTGATGTTTGACAATGACAAGAAGGGTAATGATGCAGCACCCGATTACTCTGGCCCCGTTGGTGAAGACAAACGGATTGCTGGGTGGAGACGCATGAAAGATGGTAAACCTTATATGTCTTTTCAGATAAGCGACAAACAACAAGGTCAACAATCTGCATCTTCGTCCTTGCCAGAAGATAGCATTCCGTTCTAAGCTAGGCTTAGTTCTCCAGAGGGACGTCCTGCCCTCCTCACAACTGCCCCGCTTAATTAGGTTTCGCACTGTTTAAGTGGGGCTTTTTTTTACCCAAAGGAAACAGCATGGAAACATGGGAAGAAATGACAGCGCGTCATAAGCGCGAGCGACTAGAGCTAGTAAAAGCATTGGCACAATCTCGCTGCACACAAACACAAGCAGCAAAAATACTTGACGTAAAACTATCTGGCCTCAATAATTTCATTCATCGCAACAACATATTCTGGCCTGTCGTAGAGCAAGGGAGAAGGCAATGAAGATACACCGCGCACATGAAGTAGAGTTAGACTTTCTAAAGCGCAGAGTTGACACACTGATTGATGAAGAAAACAGAACTGATCCACACCCAAATGTAAAACAAGATCTATGGGCAGCACGTTCTGAACTAAATCAATTTGTAAACAAACTAAGAAAAGAAGGCTATCAAATATGAATGAGAAACTACTAGCCGCAATGCTCGAAGACGCAAAGCAAGTTAATAAAAGAGCTAGAGAAAGAGATGGGCAAAGCCGATTCTTAAAGCAAAACTTACCTGTTGATTATAACATGGGCGGCAGAGACGGTAGGCCAGAAACAAAAGAAATAATCAGACTAGCCTTAGAAGGCAAAAGCAAAGACTCTATATGCAGACGCATGTCTTTCTTAGGATATAGTCGTGATAAAACTTTAAAGACTTTATCTCGTCACTCAGATAAGTTTGCTCATTTAAAGCATTAACTCAAAGTGAGGGCCATCAATGAATGGCCTTCTGCCCTGACTTCTACGCAAATCAACATAAGCATTCATAGCTTCTTCCATAGTTCCATCCCATGTACGGATGTCATCTATATGCCAAGCTGCTCCCCAGCGCACACTTACCCCAGCAGCTTCAGCACCTTCCTTCATAGCGTCAGCCAAATCGTCATACAGATTAAGCTCCCAAGAACTACGGCCCTCAATGTAAGCCATCAGATCAACAGCCAATCCATCCAAATGCTTTGACTTCATAGTTTGACTAGCGCCTTTAGCTACTAATGCTTTCTGCATTTCCAAGGTGCGCAAGCCTTGAATAACTCCGAAGTCTGTCTTTGTTGCAGTAATTGCAAACTTAACCACAGAAACCATGCGCTCATCTACACCCTGCATTCTATCAAGGCTACGCTGTGATAATTTAAAACTCATTTCTTTAATCCTTTCATAGTGCGGATTCCAAAGCTTGCAGCTATTGAAGCATACATTCCCCACTGCACCCAGAGCGGTGTGGTTTCTAAGTTAGCAAACCCAACCGCCATTACATCCTGCATAGAGGGAATAAAATTCATACAAAGAATAGCTACAAAAACTATAGTCCATAGCTCATCTTTCCAAGAATCCTTTGATGCTTCTATTGCTGACTGCTCCCAGTCCATTTCACCAGTAGCTTGCTTGAGTTTAATCTCTGCATTAGCCTTCTGGACAGCAGCCTTACCGTCTAAATAACTGGTGGCTAGCCCACCAACTGCACCTATAATCTGACCAATCATTTCTCATGCCCTACCCATACTGCGAAAGCACCTGTGAGAGCGCCTGTAACGGTCGCTGTAAGCGCTGTAGCCTGTGTGCTTACCACATCCTGCGGCAAAGACATAAACCATTCTATAACGCGAATATACATGATAGTCATAACCAGCATCATAAGGCGAGGCATAAGCTTCCACGCCAGTATCTTTTCCATAGCTATAGTCATCTGATCCCTTTCAAAAATTCAGTGAAGAAATACAAAGCAACAATACCACCAATAGCCAAGAAGGCAGTTATGCCCCAAGTAATATATTTAATTGTAGCTGCTATTTGCTTCTGTCTTTCTTCAGCTTCTTTCTTTCGTTGAACGCGCATCTTAGCTTCAAAAGCCAAGAATGAATCCCAAGTTCCGGGCTTGCCGTACAATCTGCAAATAGATTCAAGTTCTTTTCTTTGCTCTTGTATCTGTTGCAAAGCAATGAACTCATCAAAGTCATCAGCAGACTTGCCCATAACTTTAGAAAACAAACCATTCTTTTTGCGATTGCCTCTAGCTTTTAGCTCTTCTTCTGAGCTTACTAAATTTTTAAGAGGTGCCAGAAAATCCGACACCTCCTTGCCATTAGAAACAAACTTCTTAATTGTGCTGTAAGCAGCGTTAGCTGCCGCTAATTCAGCAAGCATAATTTAACTCATCATATTAACGCGAAGAAGCAATGCTATGATGAATGCAGACGCACCAATAACAATAGCCTCCAAGCGTTTAACTCGGTTAAACAAATCTTTGAATTGAATATCCATCTCGGTCTTTATAGCCACGATTTCTTTCTCCAATCCATCGATGCGAATGTGTGCTGATTGTACTGTGCGTTTATCCATTATTCTATTGCTTCTTTTAGCTTATCAAGGAAAGCCTCTCGACCTACTTGAAGTTGTATTAGATTGAACTGAGTGCTAGCAATCTTTTGATCCAAAGAACCTATATGGTTTATACAAGCCTTTGCTTCATCAGATAGCTGGTCTTCAGTGTATTCTACTTCATCAATCGTAATGACCTTTTTGTCTTCAGTCATAGTGATCTCCTTTCAGGTTATGCTGCCCAAGGTGTACCCGAGGCAGTCGTTGGATTAGCTATCGCATCAATCTTAGACGCAATAGCAGCTTCAGTATCCTCTTGGGATACATGACCCCAGACCCAGCCTTGAGCTTGAGCCTCAGTAATATCGTCATACGGTGTGAAATCAGCAGCAGAGGCATCGTAGGTTAAGCCACAAGTGCCATAGCTAGATGCGCTGTTGCCATCGTCATCAACGCCTGAGCAGCGCCAATGAGCGATGTAAACGCCACCATCAGCGATTTCGTGTTCTAATGTTGGAATAGTCCAAGTGTAAGTTACAGCCATCTTATACCTCCTGTGCTGCTAGATGTGCAGCATAAGCCGCCTTAATTTCGTCTGTGTGAACAGCATTACAGATGGCTTGCACCTCTGCGCTTTCACCTGTGATGTCATCGTTAGGTGCAACGACATGACGTGAGAAGCCACGGCTGATCTCTACTCCGTCACGCTTGATGACCACTGCGGAGCGAACCTGAACATGCTTGTAGTCGCCTACGATCTCTATTTTGTCTTGTACTGTTTCTTCTGTTAGCATTTTTATCTCCTATGCTTGGACTGACTACCCTGTGATCCAACAGGGGTGGTTATGTTACGTTGTAAGTAATAGAGAGGTGTATGTTCCAAGATGAAGGTAAATCAGAACCTTGCAGAGCAGAACCCATTGAAGTACCAGTTGTTCCTGCAACGCTATTTCTATAAAACAATCCTGTGCTTGTGCTTGCCCCCATAAGAAAACCAGCTGGCATAAATGATCCGTCTGTAAAACCTATTGAGCCAGCCGATCTTGCATTTACACCGCCTCCTGCACCGCCACCTTTAGAGTTATAAGGAAAGTTTCTTAACTCAACATTCCCGCTTCCAGAAATTGCACCACTAACTATTATTCCGATACTTACGTTTACTAAGTTTCCAACCTTTGAATAATAACCATTTTCTCTAGAAAGTATCTGCTTTGTACTACCAACATACAGATGCGGGATGAAGGTTCCTTCTTCTACGTCATCCAGCTTGTTCGCCGCATCAGTGCCGCCAAGGTATACACCGCCAGACAGGTAGAGGTCTTTGAAGCGGAAGTCATCGTCGCCTATATCCATAGTATTATCTACTACACCGCCAGATGAGTTTGAGGGCCACATAATCGCAGATGAGTTACTAAATGTAATACCGTTAGTAGCATCATCTGCAAAGTAAACACGACCACCAGCAGTCCCAATGACCCCCACAGGTGCGCCATTTTTGGTAAACCTAGCAATTTCACCGTCTAAGCCAACCCTATTCAAAAATATTGTTGGTTGGTCAGAGCGTGAAAAGTTAGCTTCTCCGTCTTGACGTAGACGTATTCCACCATTGTTCACAGAGTATGTAGGCTGCCCCACCAGCAAGTTACCGCTGCTGTCGATGCGCATGCGTTCTGTGTAAGTTTCACTTGAAACGTCACTTAGCGCTGAAGCACTTGACTGCGAAAAGATCAGGCTTTGACCGCTGGCATATGCAATAGAACCTGCCGTGCCGCTTTTCTTAACGAAACCAAGCAGTGATGCGTAAGGAGCTATAATAGTGTTATCAACACCTGTTACAATGTTGCCAGCTACGGTTAATTTGTCACTAGGAGAATCTGTGCCAATCCCAACATTACCGCTGCTTGTGATGCGCATACGTTCTTCAAGAGTACCAGCGTTTTTAGTGCTAAACTTTAGGCCGCCTGTATTAGATGCGCTGTTGTGAACCCCGATAGTCCCCAAAACTTTAGAATTAGCGTCAAAAGTAAAACCAAGAGATATAAGATCATCGTCATTATTGTTGTCAGAGCCTTGGACATGTAGGCCATCACCTTCTGGCGAACTCGTGCCAATCCCGACCCGACCACTGCTGTCGATGGTCATTCTTTGTGACCAAGTAAGTGCAGTACCTGCTGTTCCAGAAGCTGCTGTATGGAATTGATGAGTTCCGCTATCTTGATAATACATAGAAGCAGGGTTCGTAGATGAATACTTCCAGCCACCCGCATAATAAGCGTTCTGAATTACACCGCCTTGCGTTGTAGAATAACCAGCAAGAGAAATATTATTTGCCTGAACCGCATTAAAAGTGTCCCAAACATCAGACGCACCGCCAATCCCCAAGCTCTCAGCACTCGCATCCCAGAAGAACTTTGGCGTGCTGCCTGTGTCCTCGTAGAAGCTGATGTCGCCGCCGTCTTCTACTGTAAGAAGTTTACGACCAGCCGAACCATCTTGAACTTCAAAATAACCTGTCGCTGACAAGTCCTGATTGTCTAATCGTAAGATTAGTGCCTGCTCACTTGACCCAGTAGTAGTAAAATAAGTTTGATTAGTCCCGCTGTTCTGCCAAGCAACAGTCGTACCATTAATATCAACATTATCCACAGTCAGCCCATCGCTGGTCAAAGTCCCAGTGACGTCTACACCTGTGCTGGTGGTGGCGAGTTTTTGTGCATTGCTGTAATAAAAAGCGGAGGCACCAGTGGGATTAAATTCTGCCGCCGTACTGCTGTCTGTGGCATCTTTAATTCTTACATATGTTGAGCCTAGAAGATTAAGACTGCCTACGCCTTGGTCTGATACATAAGAACCATTTGCAGGATCATGATAAATCTGTAGGTCAGACCCATTACCAAATACAGCTTTAGCATTATCAGCAAACTCTAGTTGTGAATCAGAAGTGTCATAGAAAAGATCATAATTAGTGCCGTTGTGAGCTCCAATCCGTGAATCACCTTCAACCCATAAGCCATCTGATTTAAGCGTTCCAAGAATATTAACACCAGAAGATTCAGTAAGAAGCTTAGCAGAGCCAGCATAATAAAGACTTGCAACATTTCCCTGAGCGCCAAAAAACATAGATTGAGAACCGTCAGGATTTTTTACCTCAAAGTTACTGGCAAGAATTGTTAGTTGCCCTGCGCCCTGATCGCTAATGTAACTATTCTGTCCATCATGATAGATTTGAAGATCAGAACCAGATCCAAAAATAGCTTTAGCATTATTTACAAAAGAAAGATTGCCACTAAGACCACCGCCGCTAAGAGGCAGAAAGCCAGATCCAGCAGTAACACCCTGCTCCCATGCAGAGCCAGTATATACCTTTAAAGCGTTTGATGTTGTGTTGTAAAATAAATCACCTTCATCATTATTTGCTAATGGATCACTAGAACCAATACGGTACTTTTGTGAGAAATCATTAATCAATGATATGTTGTCAGCGACCGTGTTTACGTTTGTAATTGAAGCGCTAATGGTTGTTACATCAGATATATTTGTATTAACTGCGCTAATAGATCCAATATTAGTAGCTACAGTATTAACGCTAGATATATTATTGGCTACTGTAGACAGATAACTTACAGACGGTGCAACCGCATTAACATTAGCAATGTTATCCGCAACGCTAGTTACCTTCGTAATAACATTAGCAACATCATTGATGTCATCTATATTTGTAGCGGCTAGATTAATATTTGTTGCGTTGCTGTTGACTGTACTAATTGCACCAGTAATGCCAGCAACAGTATTTATCTTTGTGAAGTCGCTAGCAACAGTCTGAATTTCGTCATAAACACTAATAACAACACCAATATTGCTGCTTAACAAAGCAACAGCATCAACATTATCAATCGATGCAGCAACAACTTCTACTTGATCAATGCTGTCAGCAACATCATTAACATCAGAAATAGAAGCGCCAACTAAGTTTACATTAGCAATATTAGTATTAACGGTATTTACATTGCTAATAGATCCTGCAACAGAAGTAACAGATGATATGTTAGACCCAACGCTGTTTACGTTAGATATTGCCCCAGCAACCGTTGTGATATTTGTCTTAATGCCATCAAGAGCGGTAATTTCAGATGCAATAGACGCAATGCTTGTTAGCTCATTGCCACTTGGCCCAATTTCTAATGCACCAGTAGTACTATTAAACTGAACAGTTTTACCTAAACGACTAGCCTTAGCAGGAAGATCTAGCGATACACCCACCTCATAGTCATTTAAAGATATAGAGCGCGATACTCGATCATCTAAATCAGCAACCTGAGTAACAAGCCGATCTAGCTGGTCATTTAAAGAAGAAGCGCTGTAAGTAGAGGTAAGATCAGTAGTTCGCTCAAGGGGTACATCTCTAACGATAGCAATCTCTGCACCAACAGTTTGTCCGCTATTTGTTGTAATAGATCCAGTTGACCCGCTGCCGCCTGTAACCGTGTAATCAGATGCAGACAGAACCGAGCCATCTACATATACAGTCAGATCAGTGCTGGCAAAGAATTCAAAGGGAACTGTAAATACAGTTTGCCCTGATGTTGCTGTGTAATTTATACGCGGATTGTTATCTGCTACATTTATTGTCATGTGTCACCTCTCCTACTTCTTGTGTCATAAAGAAGCTGAGAAGAACAATGCACAAATAATCTAAGACAAATTACTGTCTGTTAGGCAAATAACCAGTAAGATCTTTTGCAGTATCTTTTATAATATCGCCAGTCGCCATTGTTTCTATAAGTGGCGTCATACGAATAAGACCCTTAGCTCCGTCTTGGACATCGCCAGAAAGCATCTGCCCAATAGAACTTAAAACTTCATAGCTCCAATCAGCAGGGGCGCCACCTAAAGAAACTAATGCACCAATCTTATCTGGTGGAGCTTGAAACTTTGGCTGAATAGGAAAGTTATTTTCTAATCCCATTTCACTAGCCATTGCTATACCACGATAAACCATATCGCTATAAATTGCTGCAAGACCTGAGAAGTCAAAAGATCTCATAATCTTATCTTCAACGTCCATATCCTTCCAAGCCCAGCTTGGAGTGCGAGCATTTACAATCATATACCCAAGACCCATAGCGACAGCTACATGGGACAAACGATTGCGAACCGCACCAGAAGCATGGTTGGCAGTAATCTTACTTAAAGCACCCATTGTATAGCTATAGAAAGTAAACGGTAAAGCAAGCAGACCACTTTCTACTCTACGATAACCTTTAACTCTAGGATCAACCGCAGTTTTAAACGGAAGCATTTTAGCTAAATGTTCCGGAATATAAGCAATGCCACTCATTACAATTGGTTTGTCTGCTGGCGTACCCATAATTACTCTGTTCATAACGCCAGAAGATAAAGCATTTCTAAATGCAGTAACCGCTGCTTCGTCCGTCCAACCCTCTGTGTTTGGCAAAAATAAACCGCCTTGGCTCTTTTCATAAGGAGAGTCAGCTATTCGCTTAGCTATCTTTGGGGTAATATTATATCTAGCCAAAAACTCTTTCTCAAAATTGCTAGCCTTACCTGTGCCCAGTTTAATAGCTGAGTCAATAATAGTATGGCCGCGAAGTAAGCCATCAAATGTTTTAATGGCTACAGTAACAGGAGCCAAACCATTCATAATATAAAAAGCATTATTTAACTTGTCAGGAATAGTCTTGCTAAAGACATCATTCGTAAGGCTTTCCATGTACCGCAAGTGAGTTATGCCACGAACAATCTCTAGTGCTTCACCAGCAAGATTAAGCTCTCTCTTAGATGCCTTTAAAGATATATCGTCCATTGTGCCAAGCACTGACTTGCCAATAGCTTTAAGCTCATGATCCATAAACAAAGACGCAGCGTCACCAACCGCTGCTAATCCAGAGCCGCCAAGAAACGTCCAGCTTGTTGCTGTTCTAAGAAAGTCAGCTACTTTAGTATCTATAGCATCAGGACGTTTAAGAGTTGTGCCGACAACTTGATCGTATATCGCAACAAAGTTCTTAATAAACTTATTTATTGTAGCTTCATCAACACCATCTTTAATAAGCCTAGATCTGTAATAATCTATTCTTCCCTCTAGCGGCATTATCTGATTAGTTTCTGGATCACGAAAACGTTTGTGATACTCTAGTCGAGGGCCAACACGATTGGTGTAAGCAATCATAACTTCCTTAATGTCAGTCACGATGTAGTCTTTAATCAAGTGATTAGGAATATTAAGGCGACGAGATACAAGCGGGCCGCTGCGACCAAATCCAGTAAAGATTGCATCGACAGCATCTTCGTCTGTTTCTCCAAGAATATTGTCTATAGTTTCGTTGGCTCTACGCTCAAGAGATACAGGGTCAGTTGCTAGCTCTTGCTTTTTAAATAGCTTGTCATCACCCTTAACAATAATCTGTGGGTTTTCACGAAACCAATTCATTAAGATATTCTTCAAACCCTCTCGGTCTGATTCAATCTTACGACGATTAAAGATGCGCATAAGGTAATTGTTAGGAGATTTAACTGATGGCATTTCATCCATCATATCCATAGCATTATTAATTCTAGACTTTGTTTCATCCATAGCCTTAGCAAGATCTTGCAAAGCACTACGCATGTCGGCCGTAAGATCTAACTCTTTATAAAGCAAAGCTAGTTCATCAATTGATTTTGCATTTTGTATTTTATCAAATGCGTCATCAAACCTTCCTACTAAGTCTTGTTTCATAACAAGTTCTTTTTCTAAATCAGATTTAAAAGTAACCTGCTTATTGGTCAGACCTCTTGTAGTAGAGGTTTTGTTTAGTTGCTTAAGTTTATTGTTTATTTTTTCTATGTCTGTTGAAAGCCTATCTTGCTGTGGGCGCATCCATCGTTTGTTTTGCTCAACAATGCTTTTGGTAACGCTTTGAAGCTCCATCTGACGGCCAACATTTTTTAAATAGTTGTCTTCAAAAAGATCCTTTGGATTAATAAGACCAACTTCTTCTAGTTCTTTCCCATACTGCTCAAAGAAGCTACGAGCGGCTTGCACTGATGCTGCTTCCTGCGGTGTCATTTTTTCATATGGCACTTCATCAACCATTAAACGGCCAACATGATTGTACCATTCGTCAGGTGCAAAGCTGTCTTTGCCTAACTTACGACGAACACGCTCTACATACTCTCCAACAGGAACATTGAAGAACTCAGCAGAACCACGTGGGCTTACCTCACGATAGTTTTGATTAATAACATCAAGAGCTTTAAACCAATCACCTTGACGTCTTGCAGATTCAGTAAAAGCAGAACTGCCTACACTTTTACCAAGCTGGTTCATAGCATAAGGCATACCATTGTCGCCACCAATTTGGAGCATGTCCATCTTAGCCCAGTCTGGTAGTTTTTTGTCTTGTATAGTTACACGAAGGGGCGTTGGTATCGCCTTCATAAACCAAGAGTTAGTAAACCACTCACCTGTAAACGATAAGTCTTCACCTCTTTTTGCTGGCTCATCAGAAACACTATTGAGATATTCTTTATACTTACGACCAAACGTTGCTTGTCTGGCTTGCGCAGAAATAGGTCTATTCAATGCTGTACCTATGCCAAAGCCAAGAAGACCGCCAACAGCTGCTGTGCCCATTGTGTAGAGCGCTGCGTTGCCTATTTCAGTTGCTGGGTCTTCACCCTCGCTAATCTCAGTAAGCGCCTCAGTAAGCGTTATGCTGCCATCTACGATCGCTGCATCCAGAGCGCCTATCTTAGAAAGATCTTTAGCGGTGAGGTCTTTGCCTCTCATTAATTGCCTTGCGCGTGCAGCTTGCCTAAGACCAGATGTAGAGCCTAAAGCATTAAGACCTTTGCCAAGGTGCAAAGAAGCCGCAACGCCACCGTAAGGAATGGCAATAGACGCATGAAGGCTAGGATCAGTAAGAAATAAATTAAGACCAGTAGAGCGATTTAATACGCTATAGTTATCTCTACGTTTTTGTATGAACTCTAGCGCAGAAGTAAAGTTATCTTGAGAGCCAATCCCAAACAAGCGAAGATAGCGAGCATCCTCCTCATTAAGTCCCTGCTTTTCTATTATTGTTTCAACACGATCAATTGACTCTGGATCATAGGTTGAAGCTCTTGAATAAAAATTTAACTGGTTCTTTATTGGGTTAAACAGTCTTCCATATTGAGCATTCCCCGTTTGCCCAAGTGTAGGCACTGTAGATTGCACTGGCTGTCTACCAACATTAAACGGCTCTGCTTCTGGAACAACTATCTTCATTGATTTGGCTCTGTCATTTCTATTTGCAATGCATTGCTAAGAGAATTGTACGACTCTCTTTTTGTTCTAAAGATATTTAACGCCATATCATCTTCGCCAAATATTTTGTTGTACTCTCTCATTTTGCCAATATCAGATAAGAACATTTCTTCAGTCATGTGATCTAATGTTGCTATGTAATTAATTTCAGCAATAGCCTTGCTGCCAGCAGGTGCATCCGCTTTAACCGCAGTTTGCAAATTATTGAGAGATTGAAATCTCATATCAGCTTTTCGATCAGCTTGAACCCTTGGCTTTTCTAAAGTCAAAGCTGTGTCATTAACTATGATTGGCTCAAACCCACCGTAATCATTTATGTACCCTACCTCGTACATAGGTTGGCCTTGGTTAAATGAAGACACAACGGGCTTATAACTCAACTCGATATTTAAAGCTTGCAGCCCTCTTCTTAACCTGTCTCTATCACTTAGTTTTTCACTAGCTCCAACGCCGCTAGTAAACTCTTCAACAATAGCTCTCGATGTAAGCAAAAGATTGCCGCCAATAGTATTTGCAAAACCAGCAGCGGCTGAATCTAATGCAGTTCCACCTTTTAAAAGGTCGTTAAACAAACCAGAATCAGCAATAAGATTAGTTACATCTTCTCTATGCGCGGTAATTTCAGAATCTGCAAAAAAATTATTCCTAGCATATACAGTGCTGTCACCAATATAAGACCCGATAACATTAGGATCTGTTCGCATATTTGAGGTGTAATCATCTATTATAGAAGATATTGAATCCTCAGTAATTACATTGCCTCTTACCTTTTGCATCCGAAGCATTGCTAATATTTCTTTTTTATAATTAGCGCTCATTGGGTAAGCGTCTAATGCTCTTCCAATGTTTGCATTCTTAGATAAATCAAGATCTGCTTTAATATCAGCATCAATGTTGCCATCATAATTTCTAAACTCAAGCGCAATTGCTAATGGCTCTACACCCTCTGCACGAGCAGACTGACTTATTGCAGAGTATAAAGCATACGACTCTGGGCTAAGATTCTTACGCATTATATCTAAACCAGTACGCCGACCATCTTCTGTAACAGCTTCAAGATTAGAATAACGCTCAAATGCTTGGATGCCAGCATTTAAGTTGTCTTCGTTATTTGATGTTAAAGCAGATTCTAAAGCAACCTTAGCAGATGGAAGAACAACGCCTTGATTAAGACCATCTACAATTTGTGGAAAATCAAACATAGTTCCAGCAGTTACAATAACATCTCCAAACAATTGCTTGTCATAAAATGCTAGCTCATCAGAGCTAACATCAGCAAGATTACTTTCAATATCATCTATTCTAACGCCATTAATGTATCTATTGTTTTGATTTGTAGATGCTGTTAACTTTCTATCTAGGTAAGCAGATGTACTTGCAGGATCAAACTTGTAAGCTTCTCTTAATAAGTCATAAGCCTCCTTAGCATTGCCTGTTAGATTTGTTTCTTCTTGAGTTATTGCATCCTTTAGTTCCTCAAGATCTACTGTACTTAACTGTATTCTATCGGCCCTAACTCTTGATTGAAGAGCAAAGTTTTCTCTAGCAGCAGTTATTAAAGTTTGCTGAGTTCTTTCATCTAATCCAGATGCTTCTATGTTTGATAAAGCAGACTGAAAGCTTGCATTTAAATTAGTAGCGTTTTGAAAATCAATTAGACTTTGACGCAATATGTTTTCTTTTTCTAAGTCAGCAACACCTTCCATCCTAGATAAGGCCGCACGTCTATCAGATATTTCTGTCGCAAGATTAGACCTTTGTTCTTGAGTCATTGTCTGAATCATGCCGGCTACTTTATCACCATGACTTCGACCAAACGCATCTTTATTACCACCAATTAAATCAGCTATTGCTTGGTAATCTGGTGATGCTTCATTCTGGAGCGCTTCAGATATAATGTCTAAATCGGAAGACTTTTTGCCAGCCACATCTAAATTCTTCTCTACCCAGTCAGCAAATAATTCTGTTCCTACTTTCTTTGCAACATTATCATCTTCGATATTTAATATCATCCTTGATATATCATTGGCTGTTGTAGATGCACTTATTGTTGGAGCAAGCTCAGATATATAGCTATTAACTTCAGACTCTACATACTCTTCGCTAATAGAAGAAAATGAATCTAAACCAGCAAGTAATGTTGGTATACTTGTTGTTATTTTTGCCTCTATAGCTAAAGATTCTAAATTATTACTTTCTATTTTTTCAGCAAGCTCAGACATAATTCTTGGATTTGTAAGCCCAAGCTTAAACATAGATTGATCTGAAGGTGAAAGCATAGAGTATATATCTATAAGATTGTTATTTGCAGACAGGCCTTGAAGTCCATCAATGCGATCATTGGCTGACTTCCACGATGCAAACGTTATGCTGTTTGTGTTTTTTAAGTCTAAGTATTTAGCACGAAGAGAATTAGACAAAGCCAAGATGTCTTCATCAGATCCACCAGCAGCAATAAGATTGCCCAGCTTTTTTTCGTCAAGATAACCAGACATCAGCTGTTGATTTGTTAATGCTTTCTTTGCTGCTTCAGCTTGTTTCTTTGCTAATGATGCATATGTACTTGCAACATACTCAGAGCCAGCTTCCTTAATGTAAGTGCTATAAGCAGTTGCCTCACCTTCTGAATTGTACATTTCCTGTATGTAGTTGGTCATACGATTTTTGTACTGATCAGCGGTTGAGGAGCTTGATGCAAACTCTGAACCTTTAGATGCAAACTCATCAAGGATTGCTTCTTCAAATCTACGATCAATCATATTTTGATATGATCTAGCAGCAATAGATCCAAATGATGCTGGAGGCGTATAAGCCACAGGCATATTAGTATCTGGATCTATTGCTATAAGCTTGTCTGATGGCTGAGCTTTAGCGGCCTGTTGTCCAGCCCTCTCTGCATTTATAGCAGCTTCTCTATAAGCTAACTGAGAAATCCTAGAAGCAGCATTGCTAATTGCCTGACCTACTTGAGCAGCACCAGCATCTGTCCTTACAACACCTACAGGCTGATTAAATACTTGTGTTTTTTGTCTAATAACAGCCATTTTATTATCTCGTTGTTTCGTATCTATAAATACCTTCTGAGGCAGTACCAATTGCACTAAACATAGCAGCGCTTAAAGCGTTACGCCCACGGCGTCTTTCAGCCATAGCTGCCATACTTGCCTTCATATTTTCAAACTGAGTTTGCTGGTCTATACGACTAACATCTTGGGCAATAATTTCTTTTTGCCTTTCTAAAAAGGCTTCAACACTTCTATCTGATCCAATGTCACGACCGGATGCAGAAAATGCAGCAACATTAGTAGAGGTCGCTAAGTCATATTGCTCACGCCTAGCCCTTGATGCTTGTAAAGCTTGAACTTTATTTATTTCTTTGTCGGTTTGTATCTGAAATGCGTTTAACTCAGATGCTTCCCTTTGAGCCTGTCCTGCAGATATTTGACCAAACACACTTAATACAGTTGATCCAATCAGGGCAGTTTCCAATAATGCCATTAGACTATTAACTCCGCTACTAATCCATTTACTTGCATACTAACTGGTGAATCCTGCTCAATAGTTATCTGTGGATTTCTATTATAACCTAGTAATCTAACTTCCTTCTTTCCAGTAAAGTTAGAATTTATAACTGGCCTACTGTTCACCTTCATTGATTCAGTATTCTTAACGTCAACAACCACATTCGTAATACCCCTAACTTCACCAGTAGCAGGGCCATTGCCTAAGCTTGCGTCTACAGGATTAGTAATAATCTTTGATGTAAACGCCTGACCGACTGCAATAGTTTTTCCTGCATAAGCATTTAAATCTATTTTAGATTGTGAGTCTAAGGTAGACAAACCTATTAAAGAGTTATCAGAAGTATCGACCAAATAAACTTCTGAGTTTGGCTCAAGAGTATCACTCAGATCATAGACAAAAGAATCTACCTGCAATGTTATTCTGTCGAACTTAATATAGAATGGAAAGTTTGTAGGCTCTCCCTCAATTATAAATTGAATTTTAGGATTGTCTAAATTGCTGGTAAGGACAAATGTTTCATCTAACCCATTGGGGTAAGTCCCAGTAGCGCCATCAACTACCACACTATCATCAGTAGCATCAATAATTTGATACTTAATGTCCGTTTGATGCACATTCATCCTAAATGATAGCCTATAGGTTATGCCTGAAAGCAAAGGATATTCAGCTAGATAAAACACTTCATTTGGATAAGTGTTAGAAAAAAGCCTTTCCATGTTAAGATTTACGCGGCTACCAGAACTAACTGTCCAATTAACATCATATGTTCCAGCTGGATAATACCAAGTAGCGGTACTTGCTCCAGATGTGTATTCAACAGGAGTTGAGTTGTTATCAAATCCAGAATCATCTACCCCAGCAAGCTGCTGGACTTGAAAAACACTATAGTTATCTAAGAATATATTATCGTGAAACTCACAAAGATTAAGCTTGTTATTGTACCAAACATTAACAAACAACCTATCGTGAATAGCGCATACAGAAGAAAAAGTTCCATCTGTAGTAACTCTAGTCCAAGAGGCTTTCTTCTCAGCCCTGTTAGAGCTAAACAAAGATATATCACCATTTGACAAAGTTATGGCTGCATATGAATCTGGCAATCCAAAGCCGCTATGAGCAACAGCTAAATACTTAGGTTTATCTATTAAATGAGAAGCAATAGTGGATATTGAAGTTGCAGTATAAGCCTCTTCTGTATCTGTATATAGGTATTCCCTTACAGTCCTACCGCCCATCTCCGCAAAGATAGTAGCGCCATCAATAGAGGAAGGCTGAACAAACTCAGTACCGTATGGTGTTTGCTTTCTAATCTGAGCGTTTGTTGGAGTAATGGCTTGATTTAAGTAAGTAGGTACATACAATTCACCAGTCGCAGTAAAGATCTGCAAGTCACGGTTGGAAACCATATATCTGATTTGGTTTACATCACCCGTTGCGGCAACAATCTGTATTGAATCTGCATCAGCGGCCTCACCTACATCAAAGTTAAAGAAACTACCAATCTTACTCATCCAGATATTATCTGGCTCTGCTATTGTTCCACCAAAGCACAAACGGTTTTCATGGAATGTTACAGCGGCAGGGTAGCCTCGAACAGCTGACCAAGACTGCTCATCCCAATCTCGAATAGGTGCGTGTGAAACTACCTTAATATTACCACCGCCATCTTCACTATCATTAGCGGTTCCACCAGCCTGATAGGTATAAGTATTCTCGTCAATAATTTCTCTGACTTGATCTGTAACATTTAATTGAGCAGTGTTAATTCCACCAGTTGCGCTAGCACCCTCAATCGTAATTGCATCACCAACATTAAGGCCATGATTTAAATGAGTAACCTCTACAAGATTAGATCCATCAGCGGTTCTTAATGGATTTAAAACAGACAATCTTATTTTAAGAGTGTCTAAAACATTGCCAGTAACCACTGTTGCTGAAGTATAGCCTGTAATTAAAACCTCAGACTCATGATACCGAACAGTAACTCCTACATGACTTGGAACCCAATAATCTGCGCTTGTTGTGAGCGTAATACCAGTGCCAGTTATTGCTGATGGATCTAGCGTTACGCCATTGGCTTGGAACGTAGAGTAAGGTTGATAAGTAACTTTGTTATCAGCCCTTTGATCAAAGCTATAAACGCTAATCTCAAACGCATCTAGCGCAGTTCTTGTAAGCATACGCGGTGCAAACAAGGGGTGACAGATAAACATTACATCACCATACTGAGCAAATGTATATTCCTGCAAATACTCTTGATCAAAAGGCAAAGCATTACTGCTTGTATCTTGCGTAATAGTTTCTACTAAATGCAAGTCACCAGCAGTGGTGTAGGTTCCAGAATTATCTAAGAAGAAGCAACGAACCTTCTGATGCTCCACAGAAATTACATATGATTCATTATCATCAAACTCAAACTTAAACAAATGAGATTGCTCAGGATAAGAGGTATTGTAAGTAATCGAATAGTTGTAATGGTTTTTTAATCCGTATCTCTTTTTAAGAGAGCCTTCCGCTGTAACAACCATATTTTCCACGCGCTGTGCAGATGAAGAATACACAGGAGAATCAGTTCTCATTATCAAAGAATCGCTGATTTCGCCAAATTGAAAGCTATTCTGGGGTACTCTAACTTTCTGCATTAGCTACGCCTTTGACTTATAAACCTCGAAGTGTTTAGCTTTTTAGTTGTTTGCTGTTGTGAATCAAGTCTACGCGCTCTCATCAAGAACTGTTCACCCTTTTGCTCCATCAAAGAAGCTAGCTGGGCATCACGCGCAACAGAAATAGAAAGCATAGCAGCTACTTGAAACTCTACAGCCATTGTAAAGTAAGGAGGCCAGTAAGCCTCATCCGCTCTAAATATATAATCAGCTACAAGAACCTCAGTCTCGTTGGCATCGCAATAAACCTTATCTCCATAAGTATCATAGATAATAGGTTCATCGTTTATTGTTACAGCACTTAGCATAATAAGATCAGACGGAAGCTGGTAAGCTGCATCGTATCGACCAGTTGGTGCCGCTACAAGCCTACTAATCTGCTGTTGATTGGTAGCAAAGCGCCATCTTGAGTTAGTTAGCGCAGCGCGAGCAACGTCTTCATATACAGCGTCAACCACATCAGCTTCAGCCGTTCCCTCATCAAACGATTGGATAGGAGAGCCACCCATTAGTATAGAGGCGCGGGAGCATATTTTGATTGCTGTATTTGCTGGCATAAGAAGTTAGGGGGCTTTCGCCCCCCTCCTATTAGTTGTTGTCGAGAACTTCAAACACACCGTCATCATCGATAACGACAGAGCCCATAGACATCATTGATGTCGCAAGGTGCGCTACCTTCTGCGGTACATAATTGACCTCGGTCTGAACATCAGAGTTAATACCAATGCCTACAGCACGAGCGTGGTAAGCAAAGTTTTTGCCGCCAGCTACCGCTGAAGTTGAGAAGATCTTGAATCCCAAGAACTCTTTCATTGTCATGCCACCAGCAAACGGAAGGCTTTGTGGCCCAACGTAATCTGATGAAGCAAACTCATTAATGTTAAACAAGTCAGCAAATCCAGCAGGAGACATAGCTAAGTAACGCTGTCCGTCTTCCGGAATATCTTCTGCACCAAATGTTTGAAACAAGGTCAGAAGATCTGCTTTTTCAATCGCTGAAGATGTATCGTGGATTTGAGTTGAGTTAGCACCAGCATCCATAGCTGCTACAATCAAAGCATCAGTTTGGCGACCCAAGGCAGCAGCAGCAGATTGCGCTACAGCTTGACGCTCGTTGATGTTGATTTTCAATTCATCCAGCTTGTCGATATACTCAGCTGCATAGTAATCAGCCATAGTTGCTTCGACATTGGTGTGCGCTAGTTCCATTGTAGAAACATCGCCATTGCGTGTTTTAGTTGATGCAGTGCCTTTTCCAATTACTTGGAAACGTGCAGTTGAACCAGTCACATTGGTTGAGCGTACTGTGTTGCGGAGTTTAGAACCCATACGCTGATATGCCATGTGAACTTCTGATTCAAACTGTT